GGTCTGTACCATTCAGTACAACGCATCAAATACTCGTGGGAGTAACGAAAGACAGTGCGGGTATTGCGTTGGGTGCATGTGTCGTGCAGCTATTCCGTACGGTGAACGACGCGTTTATCGAAGAACAGGTATCTGATGGGTCAGGGAACTTTCTATTCTACCCACCAGACAGTGGACCGTATTACATTGTGGCGTACAAAGCAGGTGCACCGGATGTCGCAGGAACAACCGTAAATACGTTATCGACAACTACCTTAACGTGACCGATATCTTTCTCTATAGCGGTGAGTCGAATCCGACAGACGTCAAACTGACCGATCCTACGGTCTTGGCCGGAGGGTCCGTCAACATAGTCGGAAACGCTACTGCTACATTTCCTGTTACTCAATCCGATGCAGTTGGTCGTGAAGTATTTCGTGGCAATCTCGCAGTTACGACTGCCGTTACTGCAACTGCATCCATAGGTCGAGAAATTTTCCGTGGCCCACTTGCAGTTACAGTTGTCGTTACTGCAACTGCATCTGTAGGTCGCGAAATCTTCCGTGGACCATTGGCGGTATTGTTACCGGTAACCGGAACTACGGCAGTTGGTCGTGAAATCTTCCATGGTGCACTTTCAGTTACTCTTCCAGTCACGCAAACGAATGCCCTTGCCACTGAAGTATTTCGCGGCACTGGTACGGCAACTTTCTCAGCGACTGGGAGTGCAGCAGTTGGTCGGGAAGTGTTTCGTGGTGGTCTGACATTCGGCACCAATGTTACGCAATCCAGCGGTACTGGAACGTCTATCTCATCCTCATTTCACGGCGATGCGGCTGCGTCTTTTCCAGTTACGAATACAGCAGCTACTGGTCAAGTACCGATCGTTGGAAACGCGACTGTTACACTTCCAGTTACACGGACTACCGCGCACGGTACGATCCCAGTTGTTGCCGTCGAAGATGACTCACGTTCGTGGCCGCCATTAAAACGTCATGGGCAGACAGTCATTGAGGAATACGCTCCGATCAACGCTACGGTCGGGTCAATCTCGGTATCCTCGTCGGCTATCGTTGAGGTCACTGGACTGGAGGTCACTACTGCAATCGGATCCATCAGTACATCTGCTGGAGTACTGACTTCATTCGATGGGTTAGAGATTGAGTCAGTAATCGAGTCAGTTCGAGCAGTAGCTGACTCAATTGCGAAGTTGAGTTCGTTGTCGTTGTTGAGTCAGTTGTCCTCTGTTAGTGGGCGAGCGCATGCATCCACCACATTGCATGGGTTCGCAATCGCAACCGAGTTTGGTTCGATATCGGTTGGTATTGGACCGGATCAAGTTGTACTCGAAGATGAAGAGATACTGTGGTTGATGGAAGTAGCGTAAGGAGAATAAGATGCCACCACTCACTCCCGTAATCGATACACTGGATGCGGTACCGGAACCAGTACGGCAGTATTACGAACCAAAGGACGGTAAGTTCGCGCTCACATTAACCGCACCTCCGGTTGGATTCGTACCCTCAGCGGATCTGGCTACTGCGAACAGTAAGGTCGTGGAATTTCGAAACAACAACGTGGCGCTGCTCAAAGAGGTTGAAGAGCTGCGTCCGATCAAAGCCAAGGTCGGTGATCTGGATATCGATGCGGCCAAGAAAGCCGTGACCGAGTTGGATGCGTTGAAGAAGACGGGCGTCGGTAAGCCCGACGATATTCAAGCGCAGATCCAAGCTGCATTGAAACCGATTCAAGAAACGTTGGCACAAGCGAATGCTGCAGCGGCAGCGAATCTCAAACGTGCCGACGACGCGGTATTCCGATCCCAGCTTGGGGAGAAGTTTGCGAAGGTCGGCGGCAAACCGGCCGCATTGGATTTCGTCCTTGGACAGGCGCAGTCGATATTCGAAGTCAAAGACGGCATCGTACGTGCGCAGCCGACCAAGTTCAGTTCGGAAAAGCCAGGCGAGCCATTGGGCATGGATGAGTGGCTCGTCGGGTTCGCCAAGGCAAACGATTTCGCGTTCGGACCTTCGACGGGCAGCGGTGCGGCCCCACAAGGTGGCGGTACGGGGACGACTCATCCTGTGGGGCAGTTGGTATTGAAAGATCCGACTCCATCGCAGTTGGGTGATCCGAAGATCGCAAAGCAGATTCGAGAAGGTACGTTGCGCGTCGAACATTCGAATTCGGCTTTGCCGTAGTTCGCTCGGCAACCCTGTCCGGCGGATGGGGTTGCCATTCACATTCGTGTTCTAGGAGTCCGACCTCAGTGAGGAACGACTCGGCCCCGCTTCGGTGAAGATGGTGCCCGGCTCCGGTGGAGTTGCTGACGTCAATCGTAACTGACAGTCAAGGAGACTTCACATGGCAGGAGCACTGGTAACAACAAATATCCTGAGCACGATTGTTGCGATGGGTCTCGCGACCCTTCGTGAAAATCTGGCTCTGGTGTATATCGCGAATCGCGACTACGAAGGTTTCATCACTGCCGCAAAACGGTTTGCGACGGTGAACGTATCCGTGCCGGCGGCAGTAGCTACCCGCACGGTCGCGCCGGACGTCGTGCCGCCTGCAGTCACGGCGGTCACTCCCACCAGCATCCCCGTCACATTGACCGAATGGAAAGAAGCTCCGTTCGCGATGGATGACAAGGGTCTCATGCAAGTCGATCGCGGCATCCTGCCTATGCAGGCGTCTGAAGCGATCAAGTCGTTGGCCAACGGCATCGAAGATTTCCTGTGGTCGTTGTATCCGAAGTCATATGGCTACTCCGGTGTGGCTGGTGTGACTCCGTTTGCATCGGACACGGGTGCCTACCTCGATGCGCGCAAGGTTGGCAATAAGCAGTTGATGGCGATGGATCCTCGGTACATGGTCTTGGACGTTGACGCAGAAGCGAATGCGCTTGGTCTGCGTGCCTTCCAGGATGCGTCGTTCCGTGGTGACACCGACGGCATCATCAACGGCATGATCGGTCGTAAACTCGGTGCGAACTGGATGATGTCCCAGCGCGTGCCGACGCACACGACCGGCGCAGCGGGCACCTACCTCGTAAACAACGGCGCTGGCTACGCCATCGGCATCAAGACGGTCACGGTGGATGGCGGTGCGCTGGGTGCATACGTCGCTGGTGACATTATCCAGTTCACCGGCATCGGCGGTGTCACAGGTCACTCCCAGACGTACACGGTCGTGTCGTCGGTGGGTGGCGCTACGGTCACCTCGATCACGTTCGAGCCTGGATTGGTTGTCGCGATCGTGGACAACGAGCTCATCAACAAGAAGGGTTCGCACGTGCTCAATTCGCTCATCCACCGCGATGCGATTGCGTTTGCGATGGCGCCACTGCTCGATGCAGTCATCGTGCCTGGTGCGAGCAATCAGGCGGTCGCGATCGACGACGTCTCGGGTCTGGCGTTGCGTCTCGAGGTCACTCGGCAGCATCGGCAGGTTCAGTGGTCGTTCGATGCGTTGTACGGTGCAACGGTCGTACGTCCGAATGCGTGGGTCCGTCTCGCTGGTTGACATGAATGGGTGAACCGCGGATGGGCCGCGGTTTACCGCTTCATCTTTTTAGGAGAACATTCATGGACAAGCGTATGTACCCCACAGGACGTGGGCAAGCCGATGAGCGAACCATTGGCGCGATTGAAGTCGCTTTCGGTATCGCCAAAACGATTCGTCGACGGTTTCTGGTAGCAGCACTGACAACTGCCGGTGTCGTATTCGCGGAGATGCCGGCACTAGTGGGCGTTCGGTGGCGTATCATCGATGCGACAATGATTGCCATTGGCGGTAACGTAACCACGTCAACGTCTATTAACATTGCGGGTGTCTCAGCTGGCGTGGCCACTGAGTTGTTCGTAGTGGCGATAGCGGCACTCACACGAAGTGCGGTGGTGCGTGCCGGTGCGGCAAACATGGTCGTGCTCGCAGACGGTGCGTCGTATACTCAGCAGGACGCGAACGCAGGGATCACGGCACACTCAGTTGGTGGTACACCCACGGTAGCAACGGCCGTCGATATGTTCGTTGAGTACGTGGCCGATCCACTGTAAACGACCATGCCGGTATCTGTGCTCGATACCACGGCTGGATCCGCTACCGCCAACGCCTACGTGTCGTTGGCGGTAGCCGAACAGTATCATCTGGACCGTCCGGCGGTCGGCACCACGTGGTCGGCCGCCACCACTGATCAGAAAAATGCCGCGATCCTATGGGCAACGAAACTCATGGACAACGCATGGTTCTGGCATGGCAACCCCACAGATGCGGTTCAATCACTTCTCTGGCCTCGAAGTGGAATGCTGAAACGCAACAAATGGGAGTACGTTGACATCCACGCAATACCGATTGAACTTCAACAGGCCACTGCGGAGTTCGCTCGGCAACTATTGGTGAGTGATCTTGCCGGGAACTCCGATCTCGAGACGTTCGGCGTCACATCGTTTCGAGCTGGTCCGGTGGCGTTTACTTTCAAGGATTCCGTATTCGCGAAACCTGTTCCAGATACGGTGTTCTTGCTCATTCCCGACGACTGGGGTTATCCGAAAGGTCGGGCCACTGGCGTTCGGGATCTGATGAGGGCATGACATGGTAAGGTATGGATTGGGCGTGCGCACATCGAATGTGACCAGCGCCAATGCGATGGTCGAGATCATCGCCGGCATCAAAGGATGCCGTGTGTGGCCGATGGCACTTACATTGGCGACTGCGGTGGTCGGTGTCTTTGGACTCGGGCGACCTGCCGCTGCGGGAGTTACGCCAACGACACCGATTCCGTTTCTCTCGGATGGGTTGGGTGACCCATCCTTGACGCGACTCGCGTTGGCGTGGGGCACGAGCCCAACGGCACCGAGTTCGTTCTTCATGCGTATCTCAGCACCGGCCACGGTTGGTTCGTATTGGACCGTGGGATTTCAGCAGGGTATTTGGGTACCGGCAGGTTCGACATTGACACTTCACAACGTCACAGGAGGACCGACACTCGATCTGAACATCGAGATCTCGGAGTAACCTATGGGGTTGATGGATCTGGCGCATTCAATGATTTCGTTTGCGGACAAGTTTACGCAGGCGCAGGGAGTGCAAGCCACGGTACAACACGAATCGTTCATCTCCGGAGGTGGTGCGGGGAGTTCGACGCATATGCCACCGGTAGCGCGACCCGCAATTGTGGAGTACAAACAGCGGGAGGTACGCACATCGTCTGGCGAGGTGGCGATGAGTGCATCGACCGTAACGTTCTTGGACGCCACAGTGGTCGTAAATATCAACGACAAGATCACGCTGCCTAACGGCGAGTCGGGTCCGATCTTGGCACTCGGTGCGTTTGTCGATTCAACGCAACGACCAATCCTGACGGAGATCTATCTTGGCTAGAAAATTCATCGGGGCGGACAAGATGATCCAGAACCTGGAGAAACTTATCAAGTTCTCCCCAGATGAGTTCGCTCGCGCGCTCGCGCAAGAAGTTGAGGAGGTCGAAGTCAAAGAATGTCAACGTGTATGTCCGAAACTCAGCGGGGACTTGGCCGACGGGATTCATATGGAAGGTCCGCAACGTAACGGTAAGCATATCGTATGCCAGATCGTTACCAGTCAGGCGCAGGACGAGTATGCGTTGATCATCCACGAGGATCCGGACTTACTGCATACAAACGGAGAATGGAAGTACATCGAGAACCCACTGAAAGAAGCTGCACCGCATATGCGAGAACGGATCGGGAAACGGATCGACCTTAACAAGGCGTTGTAACATGGCAGCATCGACATTCACAGCCGATCTCGTGCTCCTACTTCAAAATGCGGGATTGGGTACGTACGGAACGAATATCTTCAAAGGACAGAAGGCGATCATCCCGGCGGGAGCGGGTCCATACTTTACGATTATCGTGACTGGAGGGGAGGGCGCATCAGGAACGCATAACCTATCTCGAACTGAAGTTGCGTACGAACGTCCGTCGGCCCAGATCGTGTGTCGAGCAGCACGGTTTGAAGATGCAGAAACTGCAATACAAACGGCATATGCGTCGTTGTCGTTTGTGGATCGGTTTGTAAACGGCACATGGTGGCGGAAGTGTCGTCCGACACAGGAACCAATGGAATTGCCGTTGGATGACAAAGCCCGAGTTCGACTCGTGTTCAATATCGAAACCGAAAAACGTGTGTCACCAGCAACTAGCTAAAGGAGTTTGAACCATGCCCGCGACAGTCAACTCGAATCTTCAATTCGTGTTCCGATCGATCCTTGCCAATACGGTAGGATTGCAGTCGGCACAGGCGTCCCTTGAGACGGGTCTCACTGCAACGATCGCCACCGGTACGGGTCTCGGTCAGGCGGACCGTATCTACACCGACGCAGCCAAGTCAATCTCTGGTGCGTTTGACTACGATCTGTCTGGTGCGTTGTTGGACGCACTCGGTGGCACGTTCATTCTCGCACGAGTCAAAGCGATCTTGCTGATCGCGGCAGCGGCCAATCCGGGTAACGTCATCATCGGAAACGATGCGGCGTCACCGATCCTTGGATTCGGTGCCATCACGCATACCTGGGCAGTGAA